GACGGTGTTGTTGTTTCTCCCACACAGGATTTGAGATAACGCTCCCATACGTAGTTTAACGCCTTCGGGCGGACACGCTCTACTTACGAATAAATAGAGCGGAAATCATCGACACGTTCCAAGAGTGAGTCAATGTCAGGGTGATTACGTAAATCACGTCGAAATTGCTCGCGATAGGTGAGATAAAGAGGATCAGAAGGATTCTTATGCAAGAATCTAAATAATGTCTTAGCCCACGACTCGGGAAAGCCTTTATCTGAGTTCTCCCACAATGTAGAACAAAATGAGAAAACACCAGGAGGCATAATTTCGACTCCCTTGACAGTGAATCCAAAGAGACGATACATTTCAAGAAGACCTTCGAGGTAGCGTTCCAGCGCATCATCACCCATCTGACATCCCTCAGCATTGCATTCCTCATCGACTCCAAGTTCCAATTGGACGAGGATAGATAAGATATAGCGCATATGAGAGTTGCTAGAAGAAGTGAGATAAGAACCAGAAGCCTGAATACCAGGAATGTTCTGAGTGTACATTTCTCCACTTGGAAGTTGAAACACCTTGTATTTCAAACATTCAAATCGAGTTTTGGCGAGTTGATACCATGATTCACATCCACCGGTGAATCTCTTGCGATAAGCAAGATCAGCATCCAATAGATAGTCCGTCACGGACCAATCCCAGCCAGAAACATCAGTCGAACACAGTTCAAAATCCTTTTCTAGACCTTTGAACCAGCTATACAACGAAGATTGACCTTCATCGTGTAAGCCCATTCCGGGTTTGAAAGGGATAAATTCATGCATTGCGATCTCAGATTTGTTCTGTTTAGAAAACAATAGTCTTTCGATGATATTGTCGACTAGAGAAACGCCAGAGATGATCCTAAATCTATTTTTATCAAGTTTTTCCCTCTTATGAGGTTCATCCTTAATAAAAGTGTAGATAGGATCACAAAGGCCAGCTTTCACAAAGTCGACGCCGGTTGAATAAGTGTCATTAAAATTTATCATTATTAGAAGTCTATCAAGGACAAGCAAGACGAGACTGACCTGATCTTCACACCAAGATCCCTTCTTATTTCCATAGAAATTCAAAGGGATACCAGGCGTGGCATCAGGGTCAGAGTCGTCAATGCAGTCAGAGATAGATCTAACAATGTCAGGTAGAGTATCAAGTAAGTAGTTGCCGTTAGTTAAAGAAGTAATAGATGAAATGAGGTCTCCCCGAAATTCATCTATTGTTTTCGTTCCATCAATTCCACCAAAGCAGGCAGGGAGGCCGAACGTATCAGAGACTCTGGAAACTCCTTCACCAAGTTTTCGATCAAAGTATCTCTCAATACCCTTCTCGATTTCTTGCTGAGCTTTTCCAATGGCTCTTGCCATGTTTTCCTCGCTTGGTCTGTAACCTTTGGATTGGTGGATACTACCATGGTAGCCCAATGACTTTTGGAGACCTTTCCTTGACCTTTCCGGCCAGTCAAGATGACTGGTTTCGGGGAAGGCTTCGTGGAGGTCTTCGACGGGACGGTGTTTGCTGCCAGAGAACGTGGGGTTTCCTTTCCCACAATAGGAGAGGAGGCCATTGGTCTCGGAGTGGATAGCGTCACACTCTTCTTCTTCGAACTGGTACTGCCCGAGCTTAACGAGCTCTTCAACGGTCCTGGGTTGCTCACAGCCGGACCTTCCTGAAAATCCGCCTTTTCAAACGTATAATCAGCAGGATAATCCTCTGGGAAATCCATCATATCGACCCAACTTCCTCGCTCTCTAACGAGAGGGGTGGGAGCTGGGACAACATTAAAACCGCGAGATCCTCGCTTCACAACGTAATGGTGATCCTCATAATAGAGGTCATCAACAATACGATTGTCGCGATAGTAAGCATCATCTTCGGAATAGAGAGAATCCTCTCTCCATTCGTCCGTTTCATACTCCTCGTAAGACTCTTTGGTAACCAAAGCAATTTTCGATTTTCGGTACAAAAAGACTAAAACATCATTAATTGCAGTGGCCTCATTAATCACAACACCATCAACAAGTTTGGATCCAGTATGTATTCCTACAACTTTACCATCCTTGTTTAGTATTGGACTTCC